CGAATCATAAGTATTATCTGAAAAATAATCCAATGCTTCCACAGCAAAAGTATTTCCAGAATTTATGACAACGGCTGACATATACCCTAATACGGCATATCTTATTTTCTCACTATCAATTTTCTGTTCTTTCAGACTTTTTAATATTTTTTGACAGCCACTCCAATTCTGTTTTAATAAAACCTGACATAATTCGATTACCTGCTTATTATCAACTGACCCAGATTGTATCGCATTTTTCTGTTCTTCCTCATCTGTTATACCAGCTATCTGTTCCAATTGCACCAGTGCTTGTCTTATACTATCCGATTCCTCTGCTATCATTTTAATGACTGCATTGGAAACTTCTATTTCCTCTTGCTTGGCTATTTTTAAAAGATACCGAAAAAGCTTTTTAAAATTTATAGGGTCTACTTCTAATTTTGTTACCCTCGTCTGTATTGTCTTAATAACTTTTTGCGGGTCGGTAGTACATAATATAAAATAAACATGCTCTGGCGTATCTTCAAAGGGCTGTAGCATAGCGCTCTGTGCGTCATTTGTAGCCCTGTGAAATTCATCCATGATATAAACTGTCTTTGTTCCCATAGCTGGTTTATATCTCATTTTTTCAATAACTTCTCTCATAGTATCAATCCCACGATTATCCGCAAGATTCATTTCTGTTATTGATAATTCATCTGCCCCCAATTCTGTTGCAAATATACGTGCTAATGTAGTTTTACCACAGCCAGAATCTCCTGTGAATAGATAAGTATGTGGTCGCTTTTCATCTTTTACAAAACTTTTTAATTGTTCTATATTAGATTCATTACCGACCACATCTTCAAAAACGGAAGGTCTTGTTTTCCTGTATAAATTCATTCCTTCTCCTTATTTTAAAATAATAACTCTTACTATTATTATATAATTTCAAACCAACTTTCTGTTAACTTTTTTTCTAAAATATAAATTTATTCATCTTTTTTTGTAAAACTCCCTCGGGTATTATGGAATCATCTAATAATGGACCACTGGCTTTTAACAAACTGCCGTCTGTATACATAAAAATATAACCGTTTTCACCGATCCGCCTAACTTCGATTAAATCTTTAGTCAGTATATATTTCTTAATATCGCTTAATTTTTTATTCCACGACGTACTTTTCATAAAAAATCACTCTCCTTCATAGTATTCCAAGCGCCATCTATTTCTCCAACTTCTTTCTCTAATGTTAATGGTACTATAATCCATTTCCAATATTCAGCAACTGCCTTTGTTCCGTAATACCGTACTATTTTATCCAGTTTCTTTTCTTCGGAAGGATCTACATCATAAACAAGGGCATCATGAATCTCCCCTAATGTGACAGTATTCATTTTCATACTTCTGAGCTTCTTGTTTATTTCCCGCAATGCCCATAGTTTTACATGGCTTGCTGGCCCTTGTACTGGATAATTAACCACTTGTGTATACTTTAATGGTCCAAGACATCTAAATCCAGTTACCTGATCTATATAGCCAGTTTTCTTATACTCAGTATAAAATTCTTTTCTTTTGCGACCATAGACTGGATAACGTTTCCCCCAATACTCTTGCTCGTATGCCTTCATCCGTTCTATAAATGATGATAAATTCTTTACACCATGTTTTTTCAAATGCTCTTTTGTTTCAGCAGGTAATTGCTCCCACATACCTGCGGCACAATTTTCACCACTACTGCCATAAATGGATGGAAATACATATCCATTTTTACAAGCTTGTCGGCAGGCTTTCATTATTTTAGAATTACCCTCTTGCCATTCTTTTGGAGAATAAAATAAAATTTCCTGTGCTGTATCCCGGTGCATGTCTTTTGAAGCATCCCTGCAATATGTTAACCAATTCGGATCTTTATATACACAACCCGCAATACTAACCTCCAATGCTTTATAATCATATTCTATTATCCTATGCCCTTTTCTTGGTATGATTAAAGATCGTACTCTATTAAACGCTACTGCATCACGTTTGGGAATATTCTGGAAATTAGGAGAATTTGAGGAACTTCTAAAAGTTGCTACCGTATGTAAATTAAAAAATGGATATATTGACCCTTCAGATGCCTCTCTCTTAAATTGAGCAATATAGGTATCTCTAATTTTTTTCTGCTTTCTATACTTTAATATACTCTTGCAGAAATCATTATTTATAGTTAGCAATGATTTTTCATCAACACTATCAACTTTCTTATATCCAAGAATACTAAATAATTCTTTTAAATCTATATCACTATCAACATTAAATTCATTTCTCTGATTCCACTTTGCAACTTCCTTTCCTTTATAAATCTTATCACTGCTTTTATCTATCAGTTTGGTTAATATCCTTTCTTGCCGGTATAATTCCTTAGTATCAATTATCATGCCATTCCGCTGAATATCTGCTATACAAATCGCACCACTAATAAAAAATTGAAAGGCTTCTAATTGCTTTCCTTTCAAGATAGCTTTCTGATATTCATATAATTTAAAAGTGTAGAAAGAATCTAATCCATTATAATACAAGACATCACTTAATTGTGCTTGCTTAATACTATTGCAGGCATTATCTCCGTACAATGATTTATCTCCAGCTGATGATTTTAAAAATTTTGCAACCTTATCATCATAGATAATTCCAAATTTACAAAAAATATGAAACTTTAATCCAACTGACTGATTATTATCTAAACAATGCGCCGCAAGCAATGTGTCCCAATACCAATTGGAAACTTGTATATCAAGTTTGAAATAACTCCATATATCCTCAAAATCTAATTTATGTGCTATTTTCTTAATATTAGAATTTTCTAAAACTTTTTTAATAAACTCTTCAATCTCTTCAATTACTGGAAAAGCAACTGTCTTTATTCCATCGCTGATAGATATAGTCTCTAGTGACTGAATTTCTCTATGCGGTTTTATACCTGTGGTTTCATAATCAAATGCAATTATTTCCCTAGTATTAAAATAATCAAGTGCTTGCTTTATCTCTTCTACATCTTTCACTACTTCAATTTTATGATTCCATTCTTTATCATAATCCTTAACAACTTCTGTACATAAACTATCCGCCTTTTTCAAAATATTTTTTAATGATCGTTCATAATATTTATCTTTCTTACTATTATGAAAAGTTTGATATAACGGATAAGCTGGGCAGACATAAAAATTATTTTCTGGATAAGGAATTACCTCTCCAATATAATTATCATATTTCAAGCCAGAAAGTCTACCAGAAATTTTATGTTTGATAATTGCCTTGATAGCAATAGATCCCATAGGAATAATGACGTTAGGCTTGATTGTATTTATATCATTTTCTAATTCTAAATTACATCCATCGATATGATTATCTTTAACACCAGTAGAATAGCATTTTACTGCATAGGTAAAAGCAACCGTATGCTCCAATTCTAAGGAAATTACTAATTTTTTTAAATAATTACCACTATCCCCAGACAAGATCATTCCATTTGTAGCCTCTGTCTTTGAAGGACTTTCTAGTACTATTAAAATGTTGGCTTGCTTTTTTGTACCTTGAACCTTATATTTACTTTGCTGATTTAATTTACAAGAGAAACATCCGGTTTTTATACCGGATGTCTTATTCTGTTTCTGCGGAGATAATGAAGAGCCTAAATCAAAAAATGCTTGTTTCATTATACCTCCGATATAGTAGAAATTATATGACAAAACTTATCACTGTAGAATACTAAAACAACATCATTTTTTCCACTCTGTCTTAAATAAAAAGTAGGACTCTTTTTAACAGCCTCTTTCAAAAAATTAAAATCTGCTGAAAATTTCACAGAGGTATCTTCTGTAAAAGGCTTTTCAAATTTAACGGATTCTTTGATAGTACCTGCCTTATTTTTACTATTAAGTAATATGGATTCCTTCATTATTTCAACCGAAATAGCTTGATACCCGTCAACCTCAGTGTATAAAATGCCCACACGAGCAAGGGCATTTAAGAATGACTGTGGGAATTCATTTGCAAAATCGGTATCATTTTTATCCTTATACGCATCATAATGAGATTTTAATTTCTTATCTGGAAATAAGGCGGCATCATTCTTCTTGCAGGAAAAATAAAAATCATCTGTTGTAGAGAAATGAACCCATGCGTCATCTACATAATATTGAGTGATAGGATGCAAATTATTTATTTTTTGAAGTTGTGTTATGGAAGAATCGTCCACCCAGAAAGAAGCCATTGCTTCATCTAATTTATAGAAATTCATCCGGACTGCATCTGTAGCAATCATAAAAGTATCGGATACGAAAACGCCTTTATATTTTGAATTATTACTAGAAATTGCACAAAGTGAAAAAGCATTGAAAAAATCTTTCGGTAGTGATTTAAATCTATCTTTCTTAGTAGGTATGTCAATTAATGCTAAATATCCAGAAATAGAATCAGTCTGTAAATTAAGGGTAATGTCAGTCTTGCCACTGGTTAATTTCCATTCGGAATCTGATATTTCTATTTCTATTTCTTCCGCTTTAATTTTATTCAAGATTTTTAAAAAATCTTTTCCTAATATACATCCCTGCAAACTACTTTTGTAGGGTGTGGTAATTGCTATACAATCATTATAGCTAGAAATTGCAGTCTCTGTGAATACAAAAGAGTCAGTTCCCTCCAATAAAGCATTATCTGCTACTCCTCCTGATACAAGATCTAATTTCTTAATCAATTCTGCTGTTTTTATTTTCGTCATATAATTCTCCTTTTCTTACTCAAACACAATGCTTCAAAACAACCTGCATTATCCAGGAATATCAACAACCTCAGATTCCTCTTCTAATCGAACTCTGCTATTATAGTTTTAACATTTTTAAAATCAAACATGATTCCCACATCATTCAAATCATTTTCTGTACCTTTAATCCAAAGCCGGAGGAGCCAGGAATGACCATGTAAATTTTTACAATTTCCATCATACTATCTTAAATAATGTGCACTATCAATTACGCCTTCTGTATATAATGTGATTTTCATTTTAAATGCCTCTTACTATTATTATATAATTTCAAACCAACTTTCTGTTAACTTTTTTTAAATTTAATGATTTTTTCTCTTTTTATACCAAAATCAGCTTTTCTGATTTTACACACCCTTCCAGAATTATCATCCGCATAAAATACTATCCCTTCTATATCATTTTTTACATCAGAAAGAAATAATCTTAATGTCTGAAAATCAAATACTTTCAAATCTAGTTTCTCGATGCCATGAGGAATCATTTTGTGGCCTTGAATCTGCTCTGGATTACCTTGGACTTTTTCACCGCAAAGTTCATAAGAACCATTTTCTTTATTCCCTAAGACATCAAAAGCTTCAAAATAATATTTATCAACTGGATTATTCCTATCACAGGGAACCCAATGCGGCCAGTGACCAGTTATTAAGTCAGGCTCTTGACAAGCAATTGCAAGATGCGGAACTTTTTTAAAATTACCAGTCTTTTTATTTTTCTTAGCATCGTATCTCCGATATAATACACCCCCTATAATTGCACAGGCAGTACCATCGAATTTTCTTGTAGGTATACCATGTTCTTCAGCCCAGTAATTTTCAGGTGCAACTTCATCGATAACGCGACTTAAATCATTAGGGTCTTTTTTGAATAATGTACTAATTTTTTTCATCCTGTAATCTCCTTTTTAAAAATCTCCACCGAAACGGGCACCCTTATTATAATCTGCAACCTCATCTTTCAATCTGCTATCAAGATAAATTCGCCCAATATCCCTGCTCTCTAATACACACACCTGCTTATATACATTCCTGCCTTCCCGTACTACTAATGGTTCCACTCTCATAACACCAATTTCTTTTTCTTCCGGAGTTTGATTTATCGAAAACATCTTGGTGACGTGTGCCAGCTTTCTACTATCCTCTGCGGCATCTGCACCTTTTGCATCCCGTGTCCAAGCGATTTTATTTGTCTGGCTTGCAGTAACTACCAAGCAATGTCTTTCCTGTGCCCAGCCTCTCAATCGCACCCATATATCATTCAAGCTATGCCTGAAATCTCTTCCACTTGATTTTATAATATCAGCATAATCTATAACTATAACATCCGGTATGAAATTATCGAAATATGCTAAATTCGTCAAATGCGTTTCCAGCATATCCATAGTGGCATATCCTGAAGGATACGTCTCAATGTGTATATCACCATGAGTTCTTGTCCGGTAGAATTTCTGCTTGGCTTCTACCTCATCCAATTGAATACCTTTATATTTTCTATTCTCTTCCTCGATTATACAACCAGTGCCCTCCTCATTTTTCGAAAATACTGGTATTTTATAAGAACCCGCTTTAATTGGTTCACCCACAAAACTTTGCCATGACCGACGGAGTACTTGATTCTGCGACATTTCCAAAGAAAAATAAACTACATTCAGTCCCTGCAAAGCACCATAACGGGCAATCTCCCATAGCCAGAAACTTTTACCGGTTTTTACACCGCCGAGTACTGCTACAAAATCACCTCTTGAAAAATAGCCAAGTACGTCGCCTAATGCTCCCGGCATTTTATACAAATGCTCTTCACTGAAATCAAATGCAGCTTGAATAGAATAAGTATCGGAGAAGAAATTAACTCCTTCCCCAGTAGGTTTTTCGACCCGCTTATACTCCGCAACTGCTCTCTCTCCTTGGGCATGATTTTCCGTATCCACTGCTTTATCTAATTTATCAGATAATTGTTCTAATGATCTTAGTTTAAAATATGACTCTGCCCGCTCTGTCTCATACTGTAAATTATTGATTTCACATTTCTTATAATAATCATTTAAGTTTGCTATGAAATCACCTAATAATTCAAGATCATCTGCATCCTTAATTTCATTCTTCCGCTTATGATATAGACTTGATATATCTTTTCCCGGTGCTTTATCGATTTTCTCATAATATTCCAATACCCACTTGGAAACTATTTTAGCATAGGAAGTTTCAAAATATTGACTTTTTACAAACAGTGAAACAGATTGCAGATAAGCAGAATTAGTGATCATATTAACCAATATATGCTGTTCATCTGATACATCTACTCGATATCGTTTTATATTCATTCTACACGTTCAGACTCATCTGCTCCTTTATATTATTCAAGAAATTTATATCAGCAGTCTCAGTTCCATTTACAACCGCATCAAAAACCTTCTGTCCTTCATCTAAACTATCCATCATATCATTTTCAATAGTTCCATCTGCAATAAGGTAATATGTTTGGACAGAATCTTTCTGTGCACTTCTATGAAGTCTTGCTTCAAACTGCGAGTGGTCACTTGGATTATGTGCAAACTCTACAAATGCAACATCTGAGCAAACATCTTGCAGACCATCAATTCCTTCTCCTGCTGAAAGTATCTGTCCAAATAATATAATCGTTTCTTCATTCTCAATAAAATCCTGTATTGCCTTTTCTCTTGCCTTCGCACTCATACCTCCATAGACATAACGGCATTTTAGTTCAAACTTCTTAGACAAAAACTCAATCACCTTTCTGTGATATGTACCTACTAAGATTTTCCTGCCCTCATCTATAAAATCTTGTAACCACTTTACAACAAAATCTTGCTTCAGTGCAAAAGCCTCAAGTTTCAAATTATTAAAAGCCTGTTGGCTATCTATCCCAGCTGAATTTGCAAACTCTTCTAAACTGTTTTCATATTTTGCTCTATCCTTTTTTGTATCTAGTGGGATGACTGAAACTTGCTTTGCTGGTAAATCTGCAAGCACTTCGTCCCGTGTACGTCGTATCATATAAGGCCTTATTTTTCTGTGAAGCTCATCAATATTTGAGGCACCATTAAAACTCCACCCGAATCCATTATACTGGGGATCGCAATAGCGTTGTAAATAACTCCACTCATCAGCGAAGTGCTCAGGATCGATCATATTAAGGACTGAGAAAAATTGCTTCGGTCTTTTTTTAATAGGTGTTCCTGTCATAGGTATAAAATTATCAATTGACCTAGATAATGATTTCAAAGCCTTAGATCGTAAACTTTTTGGATTCGCAACTCTGTGTGCCTCATCGGCAATAAGAGTTTTAAAATTCATTGCCTTCAGCTCCAACTTCCAATACGTTAAGATATCCCAATTGATAATGTATGTCATATTTTCTTTCAAATCATACGACTTCTGGCCACTCAATATTTCTACATTCTTATTTTTAGTAAATTTAATGAACTGATTTTTCCATTGGTTTTTAATTGTTGCCGGACATACAATAAGTGCTGGAAGATCATTGGTATACTGTATAAATCCAAGGGCTTCTATTGTCTTGCCTAAGCCCATGTCATCTGCTATAAGTCCCCTCCCTTTTCTGTATTCGAGCATCTGCAAAACTTCATGCTGGTATGTTCTTAGATAGTCAGGTATATTAATCAATTCAATATCCTTCCATGGCTCTGTCCAATTGTCCTCCAGTACTTCCGCAGCATTCTTGACAGGACTTGACTCCCCTTCAATATCTACTTCAAATTCCCACTGTATAAGTTTTTCAATATTTTCATCGGTAACTGGGCAGCTCCATTTCTTCGTCTTGCTATTGAATAATCTACCGGATAGTGTTTTTACATTTCCCAAGGTCGCCAGCCACAAAACCTTATCCTTGGAGAAGAATGTAATTAAAATATCTGTTCTGTCCTGATTGATTATAGCTGTCTTTTTAATCATTCCTTAATTCCTTTTAATTATTACCGAGAACAAGCCCGAGTTTTTAAAATACAAACTTTCATCTTGCTTCTCCTTAATTTATATAAGCACTATTATTATATTATATAATTCTAAACCAACTTTCTGTTAACTTTTTTAAGAAACTTCCAATAATAATTCTTTTCTTGCAATCTCTTCCCAGACCTTGAATGGTCTCATATCGCCGACATCTACTTTTGACATCAACTCTTCTACTCTCTTTTCAACGTCAAATGAGCTGACACATTTCTTTCCAGCCTTTGCGGGTTCCCTTTTCTTCTCTCTGACAACAACTTCATCTACCCGCCTATAATCCATATCCTTGTGTGCGATAAGCCAGTCATTGAACCATGTCCATGTCTTACCGGTAAAACTAATATAATTCCCATACGGAGTTCTATTTGCATCCTGCATCCAGTCTCCAACATTTGTCAGTACACTCTTAAAAGTATTCTGGTAGCCTAACTGCTCAAGCTTCTTGGAGTTAGTCTTTGTCCACTTATATAATTCATGTGTTGTGAATATCAGCCGTTGCTTCTCTTCCTTCCCAAACTTATTTACTTTAACATTATTATTATATAAGATTTCATTCAGCTTATTGTATGTCAGGTTCATATCCTCAAACTTTTTAACAACACTATCATACTGCAGATCGGCTTTGTACTTGCCATTCTCTTTTGGTTCGTTGGCAAGGCACTGCAGAAAATAAGATTTCTTCCCAAAACTATTATACATAAATGTTTCTAGTGTTACTTGCTCAATCCTGTTTGGGGTGAAATAATTATCATCTTCACGAAGTTTCTGAAATCTGGACAAAGCTCTTTTTAATAGAATACTCATTTTTTTATCTGAAAGTGACTCCTTGAAATAATGCTCAACTTTCCCAATATTATTTCTGTCATACCATTCTCGGTCATATGTGTGATCAGTAAAGGGTCTTCCTGCTTTCAAAGATTGCAATAATTTATAAACTCTACCACAAGTTTTTGAATTTGTAGAAAGCCGGATATTTAAACCGTACTTTGGAAATAATTCTATCTGTTCTTTAAAATCTCTTTGGAGTAAAATATTATATTCTTTTTCTTTTTTAATTACTTTATTTTCTTTTACTTCTTGGGATTGTATTTCTTTTTTATCAATAATATCTTCTTGGGGTAAATCTTTTGATTTACCCTTATTATTATTTATAATAATATTATTATTCTCTAGTTCTATTATACTAGTATTATTATACTTATAATCTATTAAATTACCTTTTAAATCTATTAAATTACCTTTTAAATCTATTAAATTACCTTTTAAATCTATTAAATTACCTTTTAAATCTATTAAAGTGTTAATTAAATCTATTAAATTGCCTTTTAAATATATTTGATTACTACATATTAGCATCCCTATTTGTGTCATTTTAATTTGTCTAATAGTACTAACTTCACCATAAATACCTTTTGATTTTTTCTTAATATCTGGATCTATTAGCCGTAATGTTTTAAAATGTGATAACCATTGCGATATTCGAGCTTCAGAATAACCCATATAAGTTGCCAGATATTGATTGCTTCCTGAATAACAAGAAACATTATCGCAAAATTGGTAGATAAACATCAATAACTTTTGTTCACTATCTGATAGATCATCTATAAACATCAAACTTTTTGGAATCCATAATCCTGTAAATTCTGTATTGTTATATACTATATCTTTGAATTCATCTGTAAATCTTACTTCAGGTCTTCTTTTCTTCACAACTTTTTCTTGTTTAGCCATACCCTCAAACCTCCATACTGTTTTTATTTAAAACTTGATCTTGTCTACATGTTCTAGTATCCTTATTATTTTTAAATAAAAAAAAGAGCCCGCTCTCAACCCCCACCTTTTACAGTGTCACCCCGGATTGAAAACAAGCTCTTATAGTTTCCTTTTATATGAAGGGGAAAGGGGGTGTCCCATCCTCTTCATATAAAAAATATAGCCAATAATAATGTAAACTGCTATGTCATTAAAACCTCTTTTCTCCTCTGCCTGCTTATGCCGCTGTTAATCAAACAAAAATCAACTTTAAAGGAGAAGCCTATGAATAATAATATTTAATATAATAATGATATCTTTAAAAGTAAAGTCCTTTTTCTTAAAAGTTCAAAAAAAGTTCAAATAAACACTTTTCTTATTAAAATGGCTTGCTTCATACCCTGCTGCTCCATAACAAATTTTATTGCACCAACTGGCGATGGGTAATCAATAACAACATTATCTTCTTCGTATCTTTCAATTAAAACAGATAGAATGTCTCTAATATCGTCCTCTGGCGTATTATCCGCCGCATTAATCACAAGATCAAGGAGCTCATTTGCTTTTTTAAGATCATTATCATTTTTGATTGGTGAGAGTACGTCTTTATTCATACTTTCATCCTTATTAAATTCCATTAGATTCAATGGGTTGATTTTCCTCTGTATTTTTCTTCTTTCTACCGCCACGTCTCCCGTAAAATCTGGCAGAATAACAAGTCAAAATCTTCATAATATCTTCTGCTAATTCCTCTTC